AGTATGCGAGGGCGCAAACGTAGCCCTCTTTCGGCCGAAACGCGAATCAAATTACGTGCTGCTTGGGTAATTCGTAAGCAGAATCTACGTCCGTTGTCTCGCTTGGAAAGGCGCGCTCGTCATTATGGAGTTGATGTGGGCGTTCTTGAGAGACTCGATGCGGCTACAAGTGGACTATGTCATGTGTGTCTTATTCGGTCCTGGACACACATAGATCATGATCATGCGACTGGCCAGGTTCGCGGATTATTGTGCCGGCAGTGCAACTTCGCACTTGGACATTTGGAAGATGATTGGATGCGAACGATGCGCGCTGCCTTCTACCTCGGAGGCTGGAGATTATGATTGACGGCAAAATGGTCGTTTACCTGTCGGGCCCGATCACGGGTCTAACCTACGCCGACGCAACGAGCTGGCGTGAACACGCGCTCTCGCGATTGACCGAGGGCGGACTACATGTCTTGTCGCCGATGCGTGGCAAGAAGACACTCGAGGTCTACTACAAGGATCGTAACCTTCCGCCGGGTGGGCATAAGCGCCCAGCAACAACTGACCGCGCGCTCATGAAGCGTGACTACGCAGATTGCCAGCGTGCGGACATCATCCTGGTCAACTTCCTAGAGGCCACGGAGAGGTCAATCGGTTCGAGTTTCGAACTCGGGTGGGTGACGTTCAAGGGTAAGTTCGTCGTAGTCTGCGTAAAGCCCGATGGCGTGCACAATCACGGGTTCGTACGTGCGGTATCTGACGTGATCGTTGATGACCTGGACAGAGCCATCGACTGTATCATCGAGTGGGCTGGATCGCTGTAATGCTGGACCTCGTTGCGCCGTATGCCGACTCGGTTATCATGTGTTGCAACGTCGTCCTGAGCGTCGGCGTCATTCCTGCGATCTGGGTCGGCCGTCATTCGCAACAGATTCCCTATGCGACCAGTCTCATGTTTACAGCGGCCCTGGCGATTTTGGCGGTCGCCTTGTTGTCTCAGGGCTTGGTACTGGCAGCGGTCAGCGATCTAGCGGCTGTCGGATTATGGGCCATCGTAGCCGGAGAACGGGCGGTGCAAAGATGACGGACCAGAGTCTGCCTCCATTGACGGCCGAAGAGCAGGAACTGCTTCGACACCTTGATGGTGACGGAATGTTCCTGACGTCCGAGTTGATCAAGGCCTACATGACGTTTGTTAAAAACCGGCGCGCCGAACTTGACGAACTTTTTAAGGACGGACTACCGGCGTTCGCAGCCGGACTAAACGAACTCGGGACGGGCGTGGTGAGTTTTCTTAAGCAGGCGGCTCAGGTGCTCGAGGTTCTTATTGAGCACGACCTGGTTAGGGTCAACGCTCCTGACATGCCTGAGTACCACAAGCGTTCGGGCATTGTAACCGCGGTTGAGGTGGACGGTGCTGGAGAGACGGCCGTCTTCGTAGATCTTTCCAACGGTGGGGTGCCGCGGTGGTTCCGGCCGGCTCAACTTGAGCTGTTAAGTCATAGACTACTCACTGATGAGCCTCCGACTGATGAACTACCTGAGGCCGATGACTCAAATCCTCTGGACTACCTGCCTCCAACGCCTACCGATGACCCCGACGCCTATTAGTAGGGCGTGAAGGCGCGTGGTTATCACGTCGGAATCCCCAATTTTGATTACAGGAAAGGTTTGTATCTACCGATGCGTCGTGCTCTAGATATAAAAGCGCCCATAGATGCAAAAGCCTCCCTTAAAGAGCGGTTGGTGCAGGCCAAGGCCGACGCCAAGTACGCCGCGGCTCCGATCAAGGTGGTCTCGTGTCGCTGCGGTCGCGTGTTTAGCACCGAACTCGAGGCGGGTATAGTAGAATGCCCGTGTGGTGTGACGTTTAACTTGACTGACAAGGAACGGATAGTGGTCACGGTGCAACCGAAACACAGGAGCAAGGGATGACTAAACTCTGGACGCCACCTAGCAAGACCAAGGCTGGGATCCCGATCCTTCGACCGACGCCGGTCAAGCGAGCAAAGTCGGGACCGGTCACGTTGCCGACCGATGTTCCTCCGGGCATGGTGCTTAAGGTTGTGCTCGATGCGCTTCAGGTGCGGCACGTCATGCCCGAGTGTCTCAAGGGCCGCAGCGGTAAGCATCGGTACGCGGGGCATCCGCATGAGACGGCGACCTGCGTGCACTGTGGAACCAAGCGTCCGGAGTACAGGACGTGTCAGTACTGCGCCGGGTTCGAACCGTTGGTCTGCATTTTCTGCGGCGGGAATCGGCGCGATGCTTCGCCCGAGGATCGGGCTGCCTTTGCGCGGGAATTTGCACTTCAGATGGTGAAGTCATTCGGTCTGAAGTCTAAAGGACAGAAGCAAGTTGACAAGTGAACTGCTAGAACCCATCGAGGTTACTGCCATCAGACGGATGGGCGCCGAGTACAGTTGCGACGGTGGGCCTGAAGATGAGGGCATGGGTTGGCCGCATCCTGCGGAGGTAACCGTCTTTGACGATGAGATGGGGCAGGAGTTGAACTTCTGTTCGTGGCATTTCTTTCAGTGGATGTTCGCGCAGGGGCACAGGGAAGTCTGTGTGATGGTGGTACCATGATGTTGAATGCTTACTTCGTTGATGCAGGTGAAGCGGAGTACGATCCTCTCGACGGTGAGGTCTACGACTGTGCTGTCGTCCGAGCAACGGGCAGAGGACAGGCGCAGTACATCTTCTGGTTAAAGCATCTTGTCGGTGAGGGTGGACTAACCGAGTTCCGGTACCGGGTTCGACTGATCAAGAAGGACGTTACCGGCTCGGTGGGCAGTGTCGAGAACCTTGATCCTCTGTGGCAACTGACGTGTCCACTTCACTGGGGCGAGACCTGCTTGTGCGCGCACGTCGAGGTGGAAGTACTCGCGCCCTGCCAGCATCAGAGCGGGTGGATCGCTCGGTACGTCGTGGACGATGAGGACGCGGTAAGGATAAGTCACATCGCTGACCTAGGATGGCGTGAGTTGTTGACAGTCATCGGCAGCAGTTTAGTTGCCAACGCTGAGGCGGATTGATGGGACAGCTCCTCTACTACTTCTGGGTTGACGGCAAGCCTGTAACAAAGGGTTCCTGGTCTGCGTTCAGGAACTCGAAGACGGGGCGCATCAACTTCGTCGGACCCAAGGGTCTCGTCACGTGGCAGAAGGCGGTGCACGACAAGGCTTCTCAGACGGTGGGGGATGATCCCCTGCTAGACGGGGCGCTCGTGATTCGGGCGATCTTTTATCTGGGACGGCCGAAGTCAGCAGAGCGTGAGTATCCGTACGGTGAGCGAGACGGTGATGTCGATAAGTATCTGCGCGCTATCCTTGATGCGCTTACAGGGGTCATGTACAAGGACGACGCGCAGGTCATCCACGCACGGGCCACCAAGATCTGGGCCGCTAGTCCTAAGTGCCCGATGACCTCTAGTTCTAAAAACCTTGCCGCTAGTCCTAAGACCGGGGTGTACGTTCAGGTACGGCGTTATCACAGTCATGAGTCACTCTAGTGGAATCGGAACCATTTCGACTTAAACTCGAGACCGAGAACGACCTTCGGGAAACTCTCAAGAAGGGATTTGGTCTCACCTTTCCCGAACGTGGTTGTTGTCCAGAACACGTTGCTCCCTTTGACGCCCTGTGCGAGGCGTTCTTTGCACCGGCGCCTATCACTGTCTGGCACGCCACGCGCGGGTCAGGCAAGACGATGATGCTAGCGGCGTTGGCGAGTCTCGAGTTACTGGGTGGGTTTAACGTTGTGGTACTCGGCGGTTCGGGTGAACAGTCTCGGCGCGTGCACGAAGCAATGGGTTATGCTTGGCGACATGAGATCTCGCTCGGTAATTCCTACACGACGGCAACCGACATCTACCTGGCAACCGAGCCGGGGTCATGGGTCACGAAGACTAAAATAGGAAACTGGGCGCGGGCGTTGATGGCATCGCAGCGGTCGGCACGTGGTCCTCACCCTCATCGTCTGCGGTTGGACGAAGCCGACGAGATGGATCTCAGGATTCTGGACGCCGCTATGGGCCAGACATTGACGACTGACACGACGTTGCCAGCGCAGACTGTGATCGTCTCGACGCACCAGCACGAGTCGGGTACGATGACCGAGGTGCTCAAGCGGGCCAATGATCGTGGTTGGCCAGTGCGACGTTGGTGTTGGCGCGAGGTGATCAAGCACGATGACAATCCGGGCAGTTGGCTGCCGGCGTCTGAGATAGAACGCAAGCGCACTGAGGTCTCAGATTCGATGTGGCGCGTTGAGTACGAACTCGAGACGCCGAGCGAGGGTGGTTCAGTTTTTAGTCAACTGATGCTTGACATGCTGTTCCGGGGCGAGCCTCTGAACGATATGTTGAATCAGTACTATGAGATAGAGTCACCGAAAAAGGGCGCCAGTTACATTACCTCGGCAGACTGGGCGCGGAAGCGGGACTTGACCGCCATTGCAACGCTGCGAGTTGACTGTGCGCCGGCGCGGTTAGTGGCCTACGAACGACGGTGGCGCGAGCCTTGGCCACTACTGATCCGGCACTTCAATGACCGCATGACGCGGTACCCGGGCAAGGGAATTCATGATGCAACGGGGTTGGGCGACGTGGTAGCTTCATACATTGAAGCGCACGTCATTGACTACGTGATCAGCGGACGTAACAAGAGCAAGATGTTCATTGACTACGAGACGGCTGCCGAGAAGGGTGACATTGTTTTGCCGCGGGCGACGTCTCTCATGGCGGCTCATCGTTACTGTCTACGGAATGACCTGTATGGTACCGGGCATCCACCTGACGAGATCGTGGCGATTGCCCTGGCCTGGCAGGTGGCTGCAGGGAGAACGAAGTTCCACGGAGGCAAGCCACTTCCGATCATTAGATTCTGAGGTGAAGTCATGATCTACCTTTCCGGGGTACTCGAGATTACGCTCAAGGGCGATCGGCAGGCGCTTGTGGTAGCGGCCTGGTTGAGAGAAACACAGCGGTATGGACCGGCTCCTGTCTTCTTGGCCTTCGACCCCGAGACTCATAAGCCGTTCACGTTCAGGCTTGACGAGATTGAACGCATCAACGCTGTGCTCGTGCGCTAGGAGGTGTTCGACATGGGCAAGACAAACGAGGAACCCTGCGTACACCACTGGATAATCGGGACACCAAAGGGGCCGACATCAAAAGGTGTGTGTACGAAATGCCATGAAACTCGAGTCTTTGACAACCGCAAGCCCGAGCACTACGACGAGACCACGCGGGCGCGGGTCAGCGCGGCGGCCAAGATATTCTGGGCCAAGCATCGTGAAGAGCGGGACGAGATCCTGTCTCGAGAGACGAGTGACCTGACGACCCGAATTCGTTAAGGACGGTCCTAGAACCTGCCTCTAATACCCGACGTGTATTCCCCTTGCCGGTTTTCCGGAGACGCCCTCTCGTTGACTACAGACGCTCAAATCCAGATATAGGCTATGCAAGTTGCTGGGTTTGTGTGTTAAAAACGAACTGTACCACTTCAGAGGCTCACATGTACCACCGTGAGTGGGCGTAAAAGTTGCACCACTACGGAGAGTCTACGGTACCACACTGGCTGGGTGCAAAATCCCAGCCTCTTCGGTGGCTCAGTTGGTGAGGCTGGCTGGGTAGTCAAATTCCCACTCACCGTAGTGGCTCAACTGGCGCACTGAGTGGGCGGTCAAAATCCCAACCTCTCGAGAAGGTCTCCGGCACTACACTGGCTGGGCGCAAAAATTGTGCCTCTTCAGTGCCGCAAATTGGTGCGCTGGCTGGGTTCAAAAGTTGCACTACTCGAGAGGGTCAAAATTAGCGCACTGGCCCGGCACAAAAATTGCGTTACCGAAGTAGTGCAAAAGTAGCGCACTGGCTGGGCTTAAAAATGGTACTACTCAGGTGGTGCAATTTAGCGCACTGGCTGGGTTGAATATGGACGGCGCGGGCGTGGCTCGCCGAGGCGTGCGGGTACAGTAGAAGCGGCATGGCATCTGTGGGCAAATGCGTAGGTCAGTGGACCAAAACCCGGGACGGCCGCTCTAGGCGCGAGGTTAAACTAGGGTTGGCAGCCGGGCAGGGCGTCATTTATCCTGTTGTTAGGCACGTTGAGGGCCTGGTTAAGCGTGCTAGACGGCAGGTTAACCGCGGGTTGTTAACTGTGATACACTGGCACGTGGGATGGCGGCAGGCCGATGAGGGTGACTTTCGGGTCTTCATTGACGCTGATATTGACGGACCGGCGGGCGTGATGCGGTGTCATCCCTTGGCGACGTACGACGTGAGTCGTACAGGGGCCTCTGCCGACTTGTTCGGTCGGGATGAGGTTAGACTCATCGCGTGGATTGCCGCGGCGGCATACAACATGAGAGTAGAACTGGAGTTGTAAAGATGGCAGACGAAGAGGAGCCCAAGCGTCTTATCAAGGCCGTCTGGTGGGGGTCTGAGGCCAAGGCCTTCGTAGATCCCAACGACGAGGTGCGGTCTAAGCAGCTGACTGAAGACCCGTTCACGGGCATGGCGACGTACGGCACTCTGGTCAGGATGCCTCCTTACTCGCTGGAACAACTCGTGTTGTTGTCCGAGTCACACCCGATACATGCGGCGGCCTTGGAACAGAAGGCCGTTGATGTTATCGCGTCAGGGGTCGAATGGAATCCTCTGATTGAGGAAGCCAACGAGGTGTACAAAGACGAGATGCAGGCCTGGCTGGAGGGATTGGCGTGTGACGCCACGTTCATTGAGATCCTCGAGGCCATGTGGCTGGACTACGAGACAGTTGGCTGGGGAATTCTTGAGGTTGGACGTGACCCCAGCGGTATTGTGCGCAAGATGTGGCACGTACCGGCGCACACCGTTAGGGCGCATGAAGATAACAAGCGGTTTCTCCAGATGCGTGGCGGCAGGTTCATCTGGTTCAAGCGGTGGAACACCTTCGAGGAACAGATCTTGGCTAGCGACGGGCGCATGGCTTGGCAAGGCGTCGGGTTCGATAAACTTGCCAATGAGTTTCTTGTCTTCCGCAAGCCGTCTCGGCGGTCGACGTGGTACGGGATCCCGGCCTACATTGCAGCGTTGGGACACATCGCACTGGCCCTTGCGGCCCGTGATTACAACGTTAAGTTCTTCAGCAACGCTCGGGAACCGCGTCACTTGATCGTGATCAGCGGCGTTGACGAAGATAAGCTTGAACAACTGGCCAATAACCTGACCGAAGAACTCAAGACCCAGCATGCGGCTGGCGCGGATCCGCACCGTAACTTGATCCTGCCTATCGCCGGCGCTGGCGTGAACGTGACCGTGGAACGCATGACCCTGCCCCAGAATGATCTGCACTTTACGCGTCTGCTAGAATTGACTGACCGTAACATTCTCATCGCGCATCGAATGCCGCCCGACAGGTTGGGCTATGTAACCCGTGGTTCGCTGGGAGGCAGCGTGACAGCCGACATCATCTTCGCTTACAAGAACGGCGTGGTCTCCCCGGGACAAACTGTCCTGTGTGACCGGCTGAACAAGTTCTTGGCGGTGGAGTATCCGAAGGCCAAGGGACTACCCGCTAGTACCGACCTTCAGTGGGAAGCCACGCTTGAGTCTTTGGACCTGTCAGACGAACTCATGGACACCAACGTGATTACAATCCAGGTTAAGTCTAACCTCATTACACTGAATGAGGGGCGTTCTCGGTTGGGTCTAGGAGATCGCGACGGACTTGATGTCACACTTGCTGAGTTCTTGGCGCAGTTCGGAGGTGCCCCTGTTGTGGCGGCTGCGACGGTAGACCACCCGTTGGGCCTACACATGGAGGAGGAAATCATCAAGCGACTCGAGGCCGCAGATGAACTCATGCAGGCCTTGAGTACAGACGTTGAGGAACTGATGGCGCGTGACGATACAGATCACTCCCACTAGGCGCAAGCAACTGAGGGCACAGGTGTTCAAACTACACCAGCATCTTCAGTGGCTCTGGAAGGCCTCTCGAACATCGCACGTGAGTTGGGAGACTCAAGCGTTGCGGCGGCGTACAACTGAACTACGGGTTCAGGCCGCGGCCAAGAAGTTCATCGCACGCATGGATGATTCGCTCAAGATCTCGGGACTCGTGGTGGTGGCTCGACAGTTGTGGGCGGCGCAGGGCGCGACGCCGGCCAGTATGGCGAAGGCCAGTTATACCGATCTTTCGGCGCAGGTCAACGCCATCCTAGGTCCAATGGTTGCTGACGCCATGGACGTGTCACCAGAGGAACTCAAGGCAGCGTTGGCTGGGGCGGCGCAGGCCGGTTCGCTAGCCGCGGCTGGGGACCTTGGTCTAACGCAGGTAGCGTGGACCGACACCGAGGCCATGTGGCGAGAACTGTATCCCGGTCTTGTTAGTGAATCTGAGACCATGCTCGGCAACGTTGCTGGAACTCACGCGCAGGATGTGGCTGGTATGTTGGTCAACGCAACCGACCCGCGTAATCCGATGACGATCGCGCAGGCGGCCGGGCAGGTAAAAGATCAGCTGGGTGACGTCGCATCATGGAAGGCTGAACAGATCGCGCGTACCGAGACTGCCCGGGCCTACGGTGAGACGGCGTTGAACACCATGAAACAAAATGGCATCGATGAGTATCGGTTACTGACGGCCGCAGGGTCGCCAGCAGCGAGCATCAACCCGGTATGCGATACTTGTATGGACGCCGCGGCAGAGGGCTGGGTAGATGTTGCGACGGGCTTCCGGTCTGGGCCGATGCCGCCGTTTCATCCCAATTGCCGGTGTGATATTGGAGCCAATACTCAGGGTTGGTTGCCACCACCAGGTTCGGTGTCTACGCCTGAAGCGGGTTTTTTCGACGCTTCCGAGGTGTTGGGTACCAATCCTGAAACGCTGCATAGCTGGGCGATGGGTGCCTTGCCTGTCTCGATTGATCCAGCGTTGAGCCTGAATAGCTTTGAGGCCGAGTCGCTTCAAGCGTATCTCGGCAATGGATATAAGGCCATCAATTCATTTTTGAGAACCAGCGAAGTTCCAAAAGATCTAGGTTCTGCCATCAATCAGACAAAGATCGCGGGTGATCCAGAGCATATCCTGAATCAACTCGCCAAAGAACTAGATGGCGCACTCAAGAAGGCAGTGCTTAAGAAGGGTATCGTGACATTCCGTGGAATCAACGATGTTAAGGTGGCGATGCGGGGTCTAGGGGTAGATAGTCTTGATCAGGCTGTTGGCGCTACGTTGACGGAGCCTGGTTTCATGTCTACTACTGTCAATCCTAAAACGGCTTCGTCATTTGCGTCATCTTGGCAGAACCCGCACGTCGGAGCTGTTCTTAAGATCAATGTTCCAGCGGGTTCGAACGGTATGTACGTGAGCGTTGGCAGTCTATCGCAGGAGACAGAACTGCTTCTACCGCGCGGAATAACTCTTCAGATCACGGGTATAATCCCGCCGGGCGCGGAACCGGTTCAAATACTCTGTGACATTGTAGGGGGGTGAGTAATGCGCAAGCAAGTCATACGGTCGACACGAAAGACTGCGGCCAAGAAAAAGATACGGTACGACAGGTTCAGCGTGGGCGCCGAAGACCTTGTGTTTCGTCCTCCTCCCAAGAAGGTCTGAGTTCTTACCTGGAGATCCGGTGATATAATGTACTTGGTGGGACAGGGTTCGTTGAAGGACGGCACACGGGCGCCCGTTAAGCGTACGACGCAGGAACCCCAGCGGCACGGTAACCCGTTCATTGTGCCGGTTGAGGTGCCTGTGCGTCCTGTTGTTTTGCCCCGGCCTGTACGCGAAGACCAGCGAGAGAAGGCGCCGGCATGAGCGATACGCGAGGCGAGAAACGCGAACGCCGGCTCGCCAACCGACGCAAGATGCGGACAGACGGAAAGTCTTGTATCTTGCTTGATCAACTTGGGCAGAGACGCGCCGAGCAGGCGCGGCGAAAGCAGGAGGCGCAAACCAGTGATCGGCAAAAACTCATCAATTGATTGTGGGTGCGGGCTTCGACACAAGACTGTTGAGGCGCACACGCGGTCTGTTGAGGGTTCGCGTAAGGGCGGATCAATCGCTGGTCTTACCAGTAGGTGTACTCGCGAGCAATATGCAATTGCCGGGCGCATCAGTGGTCTGAGGCAGTCACGTAAACACATGGCTGAGATAGGACGTAGGGGCGCACGCCAGCCGAAATCAGTTGAGTGCCGGGCAGCCATAAGTGCTGGACAAAGAGCCAGTAAAAAGCAGTGGCGTAGTTTTGCCGTGCCATCCAAGACTCAATTACGTGCGGCCTACTTGCTCTTCAGCGAATTTCCTAGCGTTATCATTGAGGCGCCTTTCGGGCGGTACCGCGTAGACATCTACTTACCGTCGCCATATCATCTTGGTTTTGAGGTTGACGGGAATTATTGGCATGGACTTCCCGGACGTCAACAAGGTTATCGTAAGCGTGATGAGCACCTGCTCAGGGAATTTGGTCTGCCTATCGTGCGGATAAGCGAGACTGAAGTCGATGACATTTATCGGAGGGCGCAAGTTGGCGAATAACGAAGGCGATGAGCGCCTGCTTGAACTGTTAACAGCGGCGCAGATGACCGGCTGGACACGTTCGATGGTCATCTGGAATACCGTGGGAACGGTGGCCGGCGCGGTCGTGGGACTGTCTGCGTTGGCGATCGCGTTGCTGGCGTTGTTCAGTTGAGGTTGGGATGCAGATAGTTTTCAGAGAGTGGCGTGTACGGATCGTGCCCGAGACGAGACTACCGATCCTTCAATCATCGTATCAACCGACTTTCTGGGACGGTCCTGAACTAACAGCTGATCAACCGCCCGAAGATGATCTAAACGTGAACCGCCTGAGTCAACTGCACGGCATTCACGTAGTCAACGGTGACTACCCGCTGCCGTACATGCAACCGCTGTTTCTGAAGACTATGCGTTCGCATGGTGGCTGGCCTTGGGTTATGCTCCTGGTGGTCGGTGCACTTGATGTCAGCGGCAAGGTAGTCGAACACGCTGACGGCGTCTTGCGGGCCGAACACGTAAAGATCCTGGCGCTCAGGGTAGACGAACGGGTCTGGGTGCGGCCTCCTTGTGGGCACGATGAGTATGGCGTGTACTCTGGACTTCGGCAGGACTGCTGGGTATTGCGACGTCTTTGTGGTGGCCAGACCAAGTGCCGCCATGACCTGCCTATGCCTGACGAGTTCCTGTACGGCATGTCGGCGGAACTTCAGTTTCGAACCGACCTGACATGGGTTGAACAGAAGTTGTGTGAGCGGTATGAAGTACCACGGCTGCCGGCCGACGCCGGACCGTGGGCAAGGCGCGGACCACTTCAGTCTGCGGTGGCAGAACCTCAGTGGTAAGAAGTTCTAACCCCAAAGGCTTGTGATATGACGATACGTGTGTGGACGAATGCCACGCGACCGGTGAGTCCAGGCGAGGATCTTCTCGGCTTCAACGATGAGGAACGAAGACACGAACTCTATACGTTGGCGGAAGATAAGTGGTACTTCGCGAAGTACGG